GACCAATTCATACTGGAGAGTAATGCTGAAGAAATATCAAGAAAGAACTTCAGTTAATAAAAATACATTCAACGCCGCAACTGACACGTTAACCACTGGAATCGAAGAAGTTTTTGGAGAAAGACAAAGGGAAGAGCAGGAAAAGGTTTCGAATCCGCAGCAATTTCAAACAGTTATTTCTACACACAAGGATGGTATTAGAAATTTCTATAATAAAGATTTACAAATAATAGATTTTGAATTAAAAAACAGATGGACAATTGTTAGTAAAAATTATTATGACTTATCTGGAGTAGCGGAAGGAGATTTATGTATCGAATATGATGCACCATCTAGTCTAGAAACAGGCAAAAACATGGCAATTTCCGGATGGTTTAATCCACAGTTTGAAATTGGAAGTGGAGATCATTTCATAATAGGAGATCCAACCGCGCTTACAGGATTTAAAACTTATTTAAACGATTCAGAATTTAAAATAATGGTTAATGGAAATACAGTTACATTTAACCACGGCCTTTCTTTAGAAAAAAGATGGTATGGATTTACTTTAAATATAAGTAATGAATTTTCCACAACTAGTTTAAGTATTTATAACTTAAATGAATCTGGATTACCTCAAAGCGCAACCTCTCAATTAACTGAAGTGTTTAATGAAGTTAAACCTTCGGGCTTAGTTTGGAACTCTAATTCTAATTTCCAAATAAGAGGAAATAGTATGTATATGACCAACATTAGAGTATTCGATCAAATGATAGAAGAAGAACAAAGATCTAATATATTAAATCAATATATAGTTAGAGATAATCAACTTGCTAAATTAATAGACAATGCAATACCTAGTATTGGGTTTCAGAAATTTAGACACACTAGGTAATTAGGATATATAATCCTATAAAACAATAACTTATGTCAGAAGAAAAGAAGTCAATAAAAGACCAAGCAGAAGATATTAGAAAAGAGCTTGATGAACTTATTGGTGAAAGTGTAGATATAACAGAGGCTACGGATACTGATCCAGCGTTTCTTCCACTTCAACCAAAGGAAGTTCTTCCATCATTTGGAGAACTTAAAACAAGATCTACTAAAACAGCTAAGAAAACTATAACAGCCCTTATGAAATTTTATCTTGCAGAAGATATAATTGAAAAGGATGAATATATCGCTGCTAAGAAAAAGATGGATGAGATGACAATGTCTTCTTTAGTTTATCAATTACAAGCAGGTGAAAGAGCTCTTACAACACTATTAGAAACTATCGAAGATGGCGAATTAGCTCCAAGAATGTTTGAAGTTCTTGCAACTTTACAGAAATCAATGCTAGATATTATTAAATCCCAAACAATGTATTTAATGGCAACTGAAGAAAGTGCTAAACGAATTTCTAGAGATATAGAAATTTACAAGAAAAGAGATGATGTTAGGGAAATAGAAGAATCAGGAGGTTCCACTGGTGATTCTGCGGTTCAAAGAGGAACTAAAGATCTTATGAGAATGATTCGTTCTGGAATCGATTCAGAAACTCAAGATATCGAAGATGTAGAACCTAACGAAGAATAACAATGAGCGATTACGTAGGAGATAATATGTGGATTCCGAAAGGAGACAAAAGCGATCCTGGTCAAAAGCTGGTATGGTCGACTAAGAATGTTGATGATCTTTTAGTAGCACTAGATAAAGGATATCGCCCACAAGTTTCTATGCCCTTTTATGAGGGTAAGCAGTTTTTACGTAAGGGTAATATTGTATTTGAATATACTGAAGAGGAAATTGCAGAGCTGGCTAAATGCGCAAATGATATTGTTTATTTTGCAGAAAAGTATGCAGTAGTAATGACAGATGAAGGTATTCAACAGGTGAAACTTAGAGAATATCAAAAAGAATTATTACATAACTTTCAAAACGAAAGATTTAATATTGTATTAGCGGCCAGACAAATGGGTAAAACTGTAACGGCTTCTATTTTTAATGCATGGTATGTTACATTTAACTATGATAAAACTACTCTTCTTTTAGCTAATAAATCAGATTCAACAAAAGAAATTATAGATAAAGCAAAGGTAGTTATTGAAAACCTTCCTTTCTTTATGAAACCAGGTATTATTAAGTATGACGTTATGAATGTACGTTCAGATAATGGATGTAGATTAGTAGGTCAATCAACTACCGCAAAATCAGGTATTGGTTTTACTATTCATAACTTATATCTTGATGAGTTCGCACACATTCATCCAACTATAGTTGATTCATTCTATGAAAATGTATATCCTACATTATCAGCTTCTAAGGTATCTAGAATTAATATTACTTCAACACCGAATGGATTTAATAAATTCTATGAAATTTATGCAGGTGCTGAAAAAGGAGAAAATGAATATACACCAACGAGAGTTGATTGGTGGCAGCATCCGGATAGAGATGATGCATGGTATGAAAGAGAACTTGGAAACTTAGGTTCTGAAGAAGCCTTTAATAGACAATATGGAAATGAATTCGTAAGTTCTTCTAATCTATTATTAAGCCCAATGGTTATGAAAACCATGAGAAAGAATTCACATGAATTTATATGGCATGATTTAGAAGATTTCGAAAATATACAAATAGATACAAAGGGAGTTCTAGGATTTCATAAAGACTTCGATCCTGAAGGAGCAAAAGAATCTAATAGATTTTATTTGTTTTCAGTAGACATCGCAGAAGGCAACGGAGGTGATTACTCTGTAATTAATGTTTTCGAAGTAGAACCAATGGAAGATAAGGACATTATTGATGCAGTGACACCCGGTGCAATGTATGACTTTTTTAGATTGAATCAAGTGGCAGTCTTTAGATCTAATGAACATGTTATTGAAGATTTTGCAAAGGT